CTTAACGGAACCAACTCACCGTCTGGAAAGCGGGCAAAGGTAGATCGAACTCCAAAGAGGAATTCTTTCCACTGAGGGAGAAGCAGGCTGACAAGTCTACGAGAAACATGGTCACTTGCGTCACTTAAATCAATAGTGGCGTAGTTGACGTAGTATGGTATACCAGAACGTGTATAGCGCTTAAGTCTACTAAACATAAGCGCATTATGCTCCGCCTGATCGATAAGATTGGTATTGCGTCGGAAATGCTTACGCATTTCTTTTGTCAATGCTGCTCCTACGCTCATTTGTGAGTACATGTTCCCAGCAGGTTCACTTGATACGAATCTGTTGGTTTTGATAGATTTTGGAACTTCGCCAACTCTTGTTACACCATAGCGGTGAACAAGGGGAGGTCGTTCAAAATTCATACCGAATTTGGTATCCAAGAGTCGCAAGCTATATACAGTAAACGGAACAGAGTAAGGAAGAGAAATCTCCCAGCTCCACCGTTCATGTATACTTGCGCGCTCACTCGTAGTTCCAGGCCCGAATTTCCCGGGTGGCAATTCCGACCACGAAGAAGGAGGGCGTAGTACACTAAGTACTCGCCTTATACCCTCGATTTCCGTAGTATCGAGCGTAATTGCGCCCGGTCGGCGGAAACGGTCTTTAACCGTGTCCCAATCCGTTTCTCTGCGCGGTTTACCCTTATACTTGTACACCAGCCGTATAACGGCATGGAGTTGCTCCACCATAACTGGTGGTGCAGCAAGTATAAGTTCGCCATTACGATCCACCACAACTCCGTACTCGATGTACTGGAGAGGGATATAGGGTCGATGGTCCGCTGTTACGTAGTTTAAGCATAGCATAGACTGCCATGCATCAACACGTAGCAGATAATCTTCATTTTCAGGATCGTAGTATTTAACTACGAAACCTGCTAATGCAGAAGGGATACCGTTGCGGATGAGATCCGCGGTGATACACTTTCGCAGGGCCTTATAGATTAAGGTCTCCTGCGCTGAACTGTATTGCTTCATGGTTAGTAACTCCATAAAGGTTTTACAATCCTAAGGGATACACGTCCCTTGCGTTTTCCGGACTATTGTCCAACAAAGAGCATGTTGGCAATGGATTCAGGATAAGCAGAAGTATCGGTACAACCCGCTACTACTGTACCTGAAGCGCCATACGCTTTACATGCGCCAAGGACTGATGCCATTTCTGAGCATAAGTCTTTGACCATCCCTGCGGTGAACGTGCCGTTCTTCGGTATAGATACCGTCGTAGCGACCGACCCCGTATAGGGTAACTTTGTTGCAGGATCTGTAACGTTCCTGCGGATGCTGACGGAATATCGCTGA